GTAAAATTATCGTGAATAGCTTCACGACTGCTTCAGTTGCTCGTCTTAGTGACTTGGCCGGGTTTCAGGCTTTGATGGCGAACAACGGAAGGTTGGCTAAAGGTGATGAAACAGAGTTGAGAACACCCTTCTTTGAAGGCTTAGCTCCAGACGTTGTAATGGCGGATTTGCTCGATCGTATTCAGGGAACTGAATTTGATGCGCTGGAAATTGAGGAAGACCAGCGGAGTGGCCCGTTCAAACGATCTCCTTATGTAGACTTTAAAGGTAACCTTCACCGTTACTTCCAGGGTCAGCAGTCCAAGGGTGATCCAGCGGCTATATCATCAGCAGTCATCATGGTGACCAATTATCTGTCACAGCGAATACGTAGTCCGAAAGGCCTGATATCCTTGTCTGAGGCGTATCAACTTGCGAGGAAGAACACTAACCTAGGTCTTCCTTACCTGACTAACAGGTGGGAGCCCCATGTGATAAGAGATTATCTCGGACGGGCAAGTCGCATTGTTGAGGGCGGGCGTGTGAGGATTTATCCTTTCACATTGTTCCACCGATCTCAACCTAAAAGTAGGAGTACTTGGAAGGATCGGGTGGTATGGGGTTCAGACCATGCAGAAACTTTTGCAGGATTGACCGCCCTTAAGCCTTTGTTGCTAATGTTGCGTGAAGTACAGGGATTCGAAGCCTGGAAAGGGATGGACGCCGTGGAAGTACGCGCAGCACAAATTTTCGCTGCGAAAAACTTTTACACCTCAACTGATTATAGCGGTTTTGATTCGACGGTCTCACCGTTGATGATGACAGCGGCGTTCAACGTCATTAGTAACATTTTACCGGGTAGTCAAAAGATGCTCCCAACATTATTTGATTACTACACAGCCGGGGAGATCGCCACTCCAGAAGGCATTTTACAGGGGTATCATGGTTTGCCATCAGGGGTAACTCTGACTAACTTGGTTGGTACTTTAATACAACTGTTACTTTTAGCGATAACCTGTAAAGTTCTTGAGATTGACCTTGAGAAAGTTGATTTCATGTTCCTAGGGGATGATGGTGTTATTGGCTTTCCTAGTCCTACCGAAGCTAGGGCCTATTATGGCGTTGCCGAAGCATATGGTTTTACTGTTAATCAGGAGAAATCCAGCCAGAGCGAGGACTCCTTTTCGTTCTTGCAGCGACACTTTCGTCGTTCGATGGTTAATGGTAATTTCTGTCCGGGTGTGTATTCAGGCCTGAGAACCCTGGGTAGGTTGATCTGGACAGAACGTGGAGGCTTTAAAGTTGATGATGAAGTATTAGAGGATAGCTTTGTTAAGTACGACTCCGGTTTCTGGGTGTTGGTAGCTTACATGAAATTGGAGAACTGTAAGCGGCACCCAAAATTTAAGGAAATAGTAGCTGCCGCAGTGAGAGGGGACCGATACGGATTAGATCCTAATTTAATCGGTTCGCGTGATAAATTCATTAGTAGCATAAAGGGTTACGACACTTCGGATGCTACACCTCGTATTGGTGGTTTGGCGGCTTTCGACAGCGTGAGAGTCGCACTTGAAGTCCGTGCTGAGATGGGACTAAACTAGAGCGTTACTTAAAGACCGCGCTCCCAAATTTAGCTCATTATCGATAG